TTATTCTATCTTAACTCCACCCATAACAAGTGCAAGACCAGTTACTTCAGATTTAGGGATATTAAAAGAAGCATAAACACTATTATCGCTTACAGCTGTTATTACATTGTCATTAGGTCCTTCTATTATGCGTTTAATTAATATGCCCTGCTCGGTAGTAGCTATTACATGTACTCGGTTCCATTGAATAAATGCGCTATCCTTAATTATTTTGCATGCAACTATATCTCCGGGTAAATAAGTCGGCTCCATGCTGTTTCCTCTTACTCTGATCATAAACGAAACATTCGAAAAGTCAGGAATAACATAATGATCTATAATGTCTTTCTTATCAATAGAAAAACTACTATTCCCAAATCCGCCAACAGCATCAATACAAACCAAAGGAACTGCATTTGCACTATATTCATCTAAAATATTAGTAACCAACCTATCTTTATCATTCTTTAACATGGCGCCTTCGCCGGTAATTAGCCATTCGGGATTAATATTTGGCTCATAGGCGATAAATTTCGCTGTGTTTTCTTCAGACATACCACCATTTTGATCCAAAACACCTCGTGTTATTCCAGAATCTTTATAAAACTGATACTTGCTAATTCCTTTTAAATCAAGATAGTGTAATATATTTTGCTTAATAGACGAATTTTTTTGCATAAATATTTGTTTTAGACAAGAAATATTGTTTATATTTGCACATGTAACCAAATTAACACGGCATAAAGATAAACTAAATTTTAAGATTATGAATAAGATACTGATTGAACACGGCAAACGGAAAGAAATAGCAAAAGCATTCGGCGTAAGCGGTGCAGCTGTAACATTAGCATTACATGGTTTACGAACCGGAGAATTAAGTCGTAAAATTCGCCACGTAGCTAAAACCCAGTACAATGGCGTAGAATTAATTCCTAATAATAATCAAAAAACAGTAAGTAATGAAAACAATTAAGCTTCCTTTTCGATTTGTTTTGTCAATTGGTTTAACAAGGAAACCGAGGCTGACGAAAGCTCAGTATGTAGAACAGGTGTTTCGCAACATTCGCAAAAGAGAAGAGGCAGAACTTAAGCTTATGCTTACAGAGTGTTTATGTCAATGTTTAACTGATACTTCTCTTTGAAAAAATCAACCATGCTAACAGATCAAGACATAATGCCATACGGCAAGCATAAGGGTAAAGAAATGGCTAATGTACCGGCAGCTTACTTGCTGTGGCTTTATGAAAACGATAAATGTACGGATGAAGTTCGTGAGTATATATCTGAAAATATAGAGGTACTGAAAATGGAAATTGATAAAAATAGAAGTTACTAATGCCCTTTATATACGATAAAAATATTGTTGCTGTTGAGAAGGAAGAAATTTGCCTCGAGTACTGGAACCGTAATTCGGAGCAGTACTTACGAGCTAAAAGAATGGGTCTGATTGGTGATTTTTGGAGTAAACTCAAAGTATTACAAGTTGATCTTTATCGCCACGAGCACAAACCCTACGGTGTCAAGCGACTTACCCGCGGTGGCAATGGCAGGAGATTACTAATTAATTACGATACGCTTCCGGCAGCCGTTCAAGATTTTCTTGGTGATCCTCGCAAGTGCGACAATCCACTTGAGAAACACTTCACATTCTCGGGCGAAGCCAATGCATACTATTCTACGTTTAAACGCAATGGCAGGTACTTAAGTGCAGTGGAACAGGAACGGTACATTATTAATGCGAGTGTACTGGATGCCGCCATACAACTTGAAGCAGAAAAGCGAGCAGTAAAAATAAGCATGGGTGGCTCGCTGCGAGGAATGATAAACGAAATTTGTGGCGATGTTGTAAATTTTAATAAATGGCTAAGTGCTAAACATAATGTAACACATAACCTTCCAAGTAATTCGAGGCGTTTTGGCGAAACCTTTCGTGCATACAAAGAACAATCGCATTATGTTTTGATAAAAGACCCCGAGGGCAAATCGGTACAAAACGCAAGAATAGTAGATGAACGCGCATGGCTTGTGTTGAATGGTTTGTTCCAGGGCTTAGATCATAAACCCAGTAAAGCAGAAACTTATCGCATATACGATAGCTTTTTGAATGGATATACTACAGTATATAATGAAGAAACAGGAGAATTATTCGATCCGAAAGAATTTAGTAAGTTAACCCGCATTATTCATACGATTAGCTTTGTGTAGCTGGTAGGCGTCGAAACTTGCAGATATATCCTTATATTTCAAGAGTTTTGCAACGAAGCAGATGCACAAAGATAATTGTAAGCTTTCTCAAAATTTGGCTAATAATAAAACCATAAGCACCGTGCCAATCCACAGATTAACAACTTGTTACGAGCCAGCCAAGAATAATGCGATGAATAATGCGGGTTAAGCCCATCAACCGTATCTGCTTACTTAGATGCGTGGGATAGCAAAATAGCAACTTACAATAAACGATCAGGTAATCGTCAAACATATCAAGAACGGTTTATACCACATACGCAAATGGAAATGCCCCAATTGGCAGGTTCCATTATCTCTATCGACGACAGGCAGCCGCCATTTTGGTACGATAAAGGTAAGCGTATGTGGTTTTACATTGGTATCGACATTGCCAGCCGTGCGGTTACTACATTTGTTTATGGTAAATCTAAAACAGGAATAATACTTGATTTTTATCGCCAAATGGTCCGCAACTATCATGAACTTGGCTTAAATCTTCCGGCAGAGCTTGAGGCAGAGTCGGCTTTAAACTCATCGTTTAAAAACACATTTCTGCAAGAGGGAAAAATGTTCAAACGTGTAAAAATACATGCTAATAATGCTCGAGGCAAATACATTGAGCGTGTATTCGGTAAAGTCAGATACGGTATTGAGAAAAAATCACCCGGATTTATAGCACGCCCGTTTGCAAGGTTTGAACATAACCAATCCGGACCTAACAGCATCCAAATAATACCTTACGATGATCTTGTTTTGGCAAGGCTAAAAGATTTAGAAGACTATAATAATCAGCCACATCCTACCGAACCCGGTGTAAGCAGATGGGAATACTTCTTGAATAATCAAGACCCAAACTTACCACCAACAAACTATGCCGCCATTATACCTTATCTCGGTCGCAAAACAGAAACATCTTGTAAAGCAGGCTATGTAAAGTTAAGTAATAGCAAAAGAGCTTTGGCAATGGATGGAAAAATACTTACCGGAGCCGAACTCATTAATGCTATGCGACAGATTGAAGGAAAAAACATTGATGTTTTCTGGTTAGATGCAAACGATGGATCAATCATTAAAGCATATGCATATCACAAAGGAAGAATGGTTTGCGAGCTTATGGAGATGCCAAAATTTAACAGGGCACAAAGCGAAAGAACCACACAAGATAGAGAAGCAGAGAGCTTACAAATGTCTTATATAAATACTGTAATTGGTTTTGCAAAAACACAGGCTGCTCAAATCGACGATCTCGGAATAATCGACAACACCCCAAAACCTAAGCGATTATTTAAAATAAACAATGTTAAAAGATACGAGGCTACAGAAGATTATTACGATGTTGAAGTGGTTGATGAGATAAACGAAGATGACGAGGAGATTTTATACAATCCTAGTACAGGACTAGACAATGAAGCAGACAAAGAAAAATGGAAACATCAATTTATAAACCAAACACTATAAACCTATGAACCTAAGCACAGATTTTAAAAAGAAAGTTGCCCAGGCAATACTCGAAAACCGAAAAAACTACGGTGGATCGGATTCAAATTTTGCAAAAACACTTGGTATTAAAGCAGCAATTTATTCACGCCTAAAATCAGGTGAAACCGAGGGAATCCTTTCGGATACAAAGTGGATTACATTTGGTAGAATGTACAATGTGAGACTTCACGATAATAATTGGAAAGTGGCTCGCACTTCGGTTTACGTGCAAATCGAAGATAATCTTAATTTCTGTCAACAGCTGAGTAAATCTATGATACTTGCTGATGATTGTGGGATTGGTAAAACTTTTTGCACTAAGCATATAATTCGCACAATGAAGAATGCTTTTTACGTGGATTGTTCACAGGCAAAAACAGCAACTGCGTTTATTTCCTTACTTGCCAAAACTGTAGGAGTTGAGCCTAATGGCAGGTATATTGATGTAAAGGCAAACTTAAAATACTACCTTAATATCCTGGACAAACCCATAGTAGTGCTTGATGAAGCAGGCGACCTTAATTATCGTGCATTTTTGGAGCTTAAAGAGCTTTGGAATGGCACCGATGGATCTTGTGGTTGGTATATGATGGGAGCCGATGGGCTAAGAGATAAGATAAACAGAGGCATAAGAAACCACATGGTTGGATATGCAGAGATCTTCTCAAGATTTAGTGATGATTTTGTACGCATGGTTCCGTCTAATCCCGATGAACGCAAAGAGTTTATGATAAACCTAATCGGTAGCGTCGCTACTGTTAATACAGAACACGACAAGAAAAGAACAAACTTGCTAATTCGTAAGTGTTTAAATAAAGATGCCTCATTAAGATATTTGGAAACATTAATCAAAATAGGAGCATAATGGCAGTACGTGCAGTATATACTAAGAATTTGCTCGAAAAGAGTTCGCCAAAATATCAATTTACCGGCGTTCTTGGTGATGTTCTGGGTAAACCCGGCACCTCGGGCATATGGCTAATATATGGAGCCGAAAAAAATGGTAAAACATGGCTTAGTGTGAAATTAGCTGAATTTGTAAGCGGCTACGCAAAAACATTATACGTAAGTGGCGAGGAAGGGCTCGACGACACGTTTCTAAAAACCTGTGCTCGAGCTAAATTAAATCCCCATAATCGCAAGCTCAAATTTTTAGACTACACACCTCTGGATGAATTAGATGAATACTTGAGTAAAAGGCAAGCAGCAAAAATTGTCTTTATTGATAATATCACTGTGTATAATGATGAGCTGAAGAATGGAGTATTGAGGAAATTCGTGGCAAAACACAGCAATAAAATTTTTGTTTTTATTGCACACGAAGAAAACAACGAGCCTTATTCTGCAACCGCTAAAATGGCTAAACGCCTTGCAAAAATTCTAATTCGAGTAGTAGGATTAAAAGCATTTGTTGCAGGCAGATGTCCGGGTGGTGAATTAACAATTGACATGGAAAGAGCAGTACTGTACCATGGAACTAATAATATTAACTATAACTAAATTGTAAAACTATGTTGGCGACAAAGATCAAACAATTTCATGCATTACTATATGCAACCAAGATGGTGCGAGCTAAAGAAGATCTTCTATCATCGTATGGTGCTGTAAGCACCAAAGAATTAAGTGTGTCCGAGCTCGAAGAGCTTATATGCTACTTGCAAACACTGCAGCAGGATAAAGACATTATACGCAATAAGGAGATACGTAATTGGCGACATAAAGTACTTCGTCAGGTAGCAGCCTGTGGTATCGATACTCAGAACTGGAACGAAGTAAACCGTTTTCTCATTCAGCCCAGAATAGCCGGTAAGCATTTATATGAATGTAGCCTTGTGGAGTTGAAATCCCTTCATCGCAAATTGCAGAATGTTGCAATAAATATTGCTAAGAAAAAAGAAAAAATTCGAGACTTAACTATGTTAAATTAAATAAATAATCATGAAAGCAACCAGAACACTATTACGCAAATACAAATGGTACACTCCTGCAGTATGGGGCAGTGCTTTGTTCGAATTTGTGTTTTTAACAATTGAAGGAATAGCATTATTCCCTGTAGTATTGATAATGTCAATGGGCAAATACTACAAAACAGTGATAATTAAAAAATTTGGTAATTATAAAAAAACTGAAAAGCATGACAAAAATTAATTTAAATAGCTTGAGTCCTGAAGAGAGGGCAGAGCTATTGAAACAAGCAACTGAAGAGTTGAAACAAGCAGAAGTAAACAAAAAAAATCAAAGGCAAGCATATAAAGACTTGGTGGATGAAACATTGCCAAAATTTTTCGACGAATTGGTTTCTACCAGTCGCGATTTGTCAAAACAAAAGAAACGCATTATTGATGGCTTTAAGGATTTGATTCAGATGAAGTGCGAACTTTACGAAATAGATAAAGACAAGCAGATGTCGCACACTTTCAGTAATAAAGACAATAGTTTGAGAATAACACTAGGCTACTACACTTTAGATTCCTACGATGATACATTAAGCGCCGGTGTTCAGAAAGTGAAAGATTATCTTGACAGCCTTACAGGTGAGGATGCAAAAGTTCCGGTTAAGATGGTTAACAAATTGTTGGCAAAAGATAATGCCGGCAACATTAAAGCACAAAGAGTTTTGCAACTTGCAAAAATCGCTGATGAGACAGGTAATACACAGTTTATTGATGCGGTGAAAATAATTCAAGATTCATACAAACCGGTAAAGAGTAAGCAATATATTAGGGCTGAATATAAGAATGATGACAATAAATGGATAAGTGTACCTCTAGGTTTAACAGAAGTTGATATAAACATGTAAATTATGGACGCTGCAATTTCTTATATGGCAATCCCCGGACTAATTTCTTTAATGACTCCGGATCAGATTAAGAACCTAGTAGAAACATATACATGTGTTCAAATTGACGACAATACACGCAAACGTGAAGTGGTTGAAGCTCGACAGATAGCTATGTATGCTATCAAAGTGCGATCTTCCTTAAGCCTATCACAAATTGGTCTTATATGTGGGGACAAGGATCATGCAACTGTTTTGCATGGTATCAAAACAGTTGCTAATCTTTGGGAAACTTCTCCTGTTTATCGTCGCAAATATAATGGATTGTTTAGTGCCTTGAAATTACAGATATAAAAAACCCCGGCATGCAATGCATTACCGGAGCAGAACCCTAACACTTCTGTAAAAGTAATAATAAAATGTTGCATCATGGCTTATAATAGAAAAAATGTTTTGAACAGAATTATTGACATACAAAACATAACTCTTGAGCATACTTCTCGAGGTGTTACTCAAGAGTGGGTGTTTAAGAATAAAATTAAACCGATATACCACATAAGCAGAGCGACATATTATCAGTACTTAGCCACAAACGCAAAAGCTGAATTGAAGCAATTAAAAAATATTGAAAAAAACCAATTAAACCTATTTAATAATGATTATAGCCGTTGACTTTGATGGTACAATAGTATCAGATAAATACCCAGACATTGGGATTCTAAACAAAGAATTAGTGCGTTATCTAATTATGAGACAAGAAAATGGTGATAAACTAATACTTTGGACTTGCCGCACAGGCAATCTACTAAAACAAGCTGTAAGGCATTGTGAATTAGCAGGGCTTAAGTTTGATGCCATAAATGAAAATCTAAAAGAAGTGATTAAACATTATGGCGGTGATACACGCAAAGTTTTTGCTGACTTGTATATAGACGATAAAAGTACTAATCCTAATATTTAAACTATGGAAATGGAAATAGTTCGCCGTAAGCGACATACTGCAGGGCAATACATGTGCCATGAAAAACCACTTATTAAATTAGAGCTCAACAGGGGTCAAGTGGTTGTATTTCAAAAATCAATGGAGCTAATGGGCTTCAAACACAATGAAGCAGTAATGTTTGGTTTTAATAAAAAGGAAAAACGTGGTTTTTTGTTTAAAGAATATCCACAGCCCGACAGTTATTATTTAAGAAACAGTAGCCGTGGCTACAGCAGATTTACAAGCAAGGATTTAATGTTATACATGGTAGATGTATTTGACATACCTGCAGAAGCCAAGGTTGTATATTTTGAAATTGAAAAGCAACCTACTGAAAAGGGGGCTTTCATATTTAGACTGACAGATGAAATTTAGACAAGCATTAGAAATAGCGACAAAGATTAAAGATCAGCTCAGTCCTCACTGTGTGCGTTGCGAAATTGCAGGTAGTATTCGTAGAGAGAAGCCTACGGTAAAAGATATTGAAATAGTTGCTATTCCAAAACATTACAATGTTGGCTTATTCGAATCGGGTATTGCAATTGTAGTAAATCGATGGACAAAAATCAAAGGAGAGTTGCCCTGCAAATATACACAACGTCTTTTGCCTGAAGGTATAGCTTTGGATCTGTTTTTTGCAACCGAGCAAAATTGGGGACTTATTACAAAATAATTATTATGAAAAGAAAAAAGTTATTTCAAGAAGCAATCTACCTCAGCGACTGCCCCTGTTTGAAACATTAGCGTTAATAGCATTTGTGAAAGTATTAAACAAACCAGAATGGTTGATAGGTATTTTAGCATTTGTGTTATTTATAATGTGGATGGCATGTATTATCTCCATTATTTGGGGCGAACACCAGAAAGATATTTTTAAAAAAGATGATGCGTGAATTGTAACTTAATGATAAATGCTTTTTTAATTGCATTTATCAAGAGTTACAATTTGGATGGAACGCAAATAACTTTGCTTAAAACAACAATTAATTAGCATTTAACGCAAACTTTTATGAATATTAAAAAATAATTTGCATTTTTATATCAAAATTAAACTTAAAACTATGGACATTTTATTAGATTACCCCGCACTTTTAATCTTCATGTTAATTAACATGGCAATGCTTATAAGTTGGTTCGTGTTGCTCTTCAGAGTTGGAGCAATAAAAAAACACTTTGTAGTTGATCTTACAGATAAATATATGCGTGAGGCTGAAATAGCTGAATTGGTAAGCGACAAACAAGAAGCAGCTAAAAACTATTTACGAGCTGCTTGGGCTAATTATGATTATATTACTACCGGTAAACATTCATTAATCACCTTTAAAGCAAAAGAAAAAATTAAGGCTGGGTTTTATAATGATGTTATTCGTTGTGGTGGTAAGTGGCCTGAGTTTTTTGAAGTTACATCAGAAGAAACGTGGGAGTGTCCAGAGTGCAAACATGAAAATCCGTATAATACATGTGAGTGTGCCAAATGTGAGTATAATATAAACAATTAAAGATTAAATTAGAAAAAACGTAGTTAAACCACGGATAAACAATAATTGAGTAACTTTGTTGCTCTATTGTAAAACAATAAAACCAAAAACTAAAGAGTTATGAACAAAAAAGCATTCTACATTGAATGGTAAAATCTAAAAAACCAAAAATCTAAAAAAAGGGGTGCGCACCCCTTTTTTTTATGCCTCGCTAACTGTAAAGTCAACATCTTCACTAATAAGCTTATCACTGGGCTGAACTATTACGCTTGTTTTATAAACTTCTATTGTGTCAATCACTTCGCCGTGATTGTGATTAGGTTCGCTATTTATACGTTGCAGAGGTTGCATTCCACCGATACGGTAGAGATGTAAGCTATCAAACACGTAATCAGAAATTGCGAGATATTTCAATCCGTGTGCCGTATAGACGCCATCGTTAATAGTAGGAGCTTGCCAACGTGTAACTATATGTAATCTTACAATTATTTCGGCTTGTTGTGCCCCTTGGCCTAATTGGTTCCACGGAAATGGTGGTATTTCGACAAAGCAAGCCGGTGTATTCCAAGGCTGTTCCTGTTCTAAAAATTCAACATTCTGATTCCACAAATCAATGTGTTCAAAAATGTAATCTCCATCTTCGTTTGTGATTGCTGTAAGTTTATCAGCAAGTGCTTTGTAAATTAAGTCAATCATAGTTTTATTGCTTTTTAATTAGTTTTGAAATGTCTTTTAAAATCCTTTGTTTTATCCTGGCATTAAGTTTTGTGCTATGCCCTATAAATTGTCTTTTTGGAATTTCAGCACGTCCCTTGCCAAACACAGAGGCTGTTCCACCCTCATTATGTATTCTGGCATAAGGCATATTACTGCTTACAATGGTTTTCCCCGGTTCGATACGATAGCGAATACTATCTCGCAATGCAGTAGAAGAACCTGTCAAGGTTTTACGTGAAATGGCTGCAGGACTAAAGTTTGTAATTGCATTCGGTTTTCTCGCTTTATATGCACTTTTGGTCTTCCATCGGCGAGGATGATTATTCGGAACAGGTGATTTCGCCCCATATTGAAAACCATACCAAATACTACCGGAATCGGTGCGTTTAGATCGTTTCCATCCAATAAGGTTGGTATTGGTAAATCCGCCATCGTTAAAACTCCTTTTAAAGTGGTTAACAGCTTCTACGCCAACAATACGAGGTGCATCTTTAGTAAGATATAACTTCACAGCTTTATTCAGTTTAGCTATGTCTTTTCCAAATTCTGTGAAGTTTTTTTCGTACATATTTGACTTTTATGTTTTTTTGTTGTATATTTGTAATCAAATGGTCAGGGGTTTATGCCCCGGGCCCCACTTAAGGGTTAACTTCGGTTAACCCTTTTGCGTATATATACATTTTGTTTTTCCTTATCACATAAACATTGTGAATAAATGGACATCGATGAATTCGCATGTCTATTCCTGCTTCAACATCTTTTAATTTTATATCTGTATAGATATATACGTCTGCATGTTTATAAGACGCTGCTTGTTCGTTTGCTTTACGAAGACGCTTATCAACACCATTAATTGACATTGGTTTCTTAAATTCTGCAAATTTCCCATTTACTTTACTATCTACAGATTCTCCAATCAAGTGAACTGCATTCCCTGTGTTTGTCAAATAGTCAACTGTTTCCCTGTGTTTTGGCACTTCTTTCATTGCCTCTCTGTCAAATGCTACTGCAAATCCTTTAGTTTTAAGGTTTGATTGCCAGAAAGTAATATCCTTAATTGGTTTACCTGCAAACCCACAAGCTTCCCACTTAAGCAATTCTTCTATTTTGTCAGGATAGTCGTGCTGAAACTTAGATATCATCGGATGCTTGTCTGTAAATATCTTATGCGATTTGCCCGGATTATTACGCATTAATGCTGGTGGAGGTTTTAAGTCTGCTGGAGGTTCTACTGCACCCTTATCGCTTTCAACTTGTTGCACCCAGCACTGGCAGTTCCAGTCCGATGGTGGCATCCATGTGTCCCAAAACGAATCATCAACCGGTTTAATCACACCAACGAGCTGAGCATGATCGCTGCGAGGATCGGCAGCTGTGCTTGGCATATACTCCAAAAATGGATAAATGTCTTTATCTGCTTCATATTGTTTCCAGTTTTTTGCTGAGTTAGCAGATCTTAGTGCATGATTGTACTCGGCATTGAGGTAATTCGTATTGTATAATTTGTCAATTTCCGGTGCTCTTTCTTTTAGTTCAGAACCAAGTAGCTTTGTCTGCTCTGCACTTTTATATGCGCTAAATCGTGCCATATTTCGCCTGAATTCCTGCACCATGGGGTAATTTTCGTCGGTTATAGAGATGTCGCCAAATGCTTTAGATATAGCCTTGTTAAGTTGATTATTCGTGTGTGTAAACAACTCAGGATGTATTAGCATACCTGATTCGGCAATTTCTTCGTATATCCGGTTAATGTTATCGTTGCCGAGGCTCATCAT